TGCGTAAATTGAATTTGACGAGTCGAAATAAGAACATTCCTCTCGCAGACGCGGCTTTGGATCGGGTTGAGGGATATTTAATGACTGATTCATTAACCCCAATCATTTCGGCTTATTGTCGTTTGGTTTTGAGATCATACGACGATAGTGGCGTCCGACATCTGCGTGTTGGTCGGAAAATTGATCGCCCATATTGGGCGTATGGCGGAGAAGGGGCCATGTGGCCACAAGAACCACAAGACCTGGAGTTGATTATACAGAAATTCGCTCACCGGGTTGGGTTGGCCCCCACCGTCGTGAAACAATACCATCAATATCTCGAGGGCTTAACACATGTGTCCATGGTCAAACCCATTTGGCGAGGAGGCATTGTGTGGCCGTACGAAGGATTAGTTTTGCCCGACGGAGAAAGGAACGTCTGGACTATTAATAAAACTTCGAACGAACCGAGCACTTCACACATTACTACTGAAAATGCCGACATTAAACGAAGCAATTCAACATCTGCTATTGAAGACGCAGCATGTCCGAGCGTGGGCAATGATGGTTGCCGTCGCGGGGCAGTTGACTCCCTCTCAGGAAAGGGCTTTGAAGTCCTTTCTGCTGTCAGTCGAGTCAAACCTCATCACGATAATGCGATCGGCCACGACCCTCTTACAAAATCCATCCATGGTGGACGTTCTGCAGAGACAGGTCACAATTCCGACCGGCAATCTGCAGCAATTGAGTTATCAGGAAGAATTGGAGCAGCCCACGGGTTCCGCGTGCCCAGAAGGTGGGTCAATTCGAAAGGATCCCGAAGTGGAGATGGCGGAGGAATGGTTGAAAAATCATCCAAGACCAGTGGGTTGGGGGGTCCGCGAGCCAACGGAGACGTTTCGCACACGCCGGTACATGGAAATGATGGTCGATCCGGTGCGCAGACAGCAACACCTCGAGGCGAAGGAGCTTCGACGGGAGTTCCAGAGACAGGTTCTGGATCTAAAATTACAAAGGCGCGCCGAGGAGGACGAAAGGGACCGCCAAGCGATCATAGCAGAGCGGCAAAAACAACGGGAGTGAAAGAATTTCAACGCTCCCCTGACCATTTTTAGGTTTTGTTTCAATTCCCTTTTGAAAACTTAGGTATTTCCCCTTCCTGCCGACTTTTACCGTTTGATTCCGGATGTCTGGTGGGTGGGTGATCTTTCTTTGTTTTCTTCATGGTTCGGGCCTATACTCGCCCGACCCTAGTTTTCACCAGGAC